GAATTTTTGCATAAGCAATGCACCTTGAGTTTCAGTAATAACTTTTTTCTCAACCATATCTCTGATTTTTGTTTCAGCATCAAGTTGATCAAGTAATATTTTTTGTTCGCGATCTGACATTCCAGCCATTTGAGCTTCTAGCTGTAAGCGATCAATTTCTTTATCATAGATTTTAGATTGAGCTGTAAAGGCAGCATTTTGGCGAGCTTGATCAACAGCTAATGCAGCTTCTTCAGCTTTCTTTCTTTCATCTAAAGATGCTTTGGCATATTTACCACCAGCTTCTTCTTGCGCTCTTAATTTTTCATATTCAGATTTAACAAGTCCAACATTTTGAGCTTCTTCTTTCCATGTTAATACTTGTCTTTGTAATTCATCAGTTTGCTTTTTAGCTTCTTCACCTAATGCAGCAACATCTCTGCCACCACCTTGACTATTTTGCATCAATAATGATGCGGCTTTAGCTTTATCAAATCTTGCTTGTAAATCTTTTTCTCTTTGAACTCCGCCAAAATCGGCATTAGCCATATCTTTAAAGTTTAAAGTAAGTAAATCTTTACCTGCTCTAAATACATCTTTAATAGCCCAACCTAATTCAATAAATACTTTAGTTAATAATTCAATAGCAGGTGCAAAATTTTCAATAAAATCTGTTTTAGCTTCAGCCATTACTGCTGCAACAGCATCCATAGAAGCTTTAGTTTCCATAAAAGCTTGTGCAGCATCTTTATTTTTGTCTTTAAGGCGATCCATATCTTCATAAAGACCTTTGATGTCCACACCGCGAATAGCCCTACCAAACAATGCTTGAGCTTCAGCATTTCTTTTGGTTGAACTTTCTACATCATTTAAACCTTTGAGAGTTTTTAAGAGAAGATCATCGATTGATAAATCTTTTAAGTCTTTGAGAGAAACCCCAAGCTTTTGGAACATTTCGCGATTTTTGTCTGATCCAGTTGCGGCAGCATCAACTTGTTTTGCAAAACCAGACATCATGCGAGATGCAGCTTCAGCATTGCCACCATTTTCAACCATAGCTTCATTAAGAGCTAATACAGTTGAAACAGCCATATCATTGGCTTTAGCAATGTCAGCAATATGATCCGCAAATTCCATTGAAGATTTTGCAAATTCCGCAAATCCTACAACCAAACCTGCAAGACCTAGTTTTACTCCAAGCGAAGCTTTAGCAAACTCTTTTAAACCATCTTGAGCTTTGCCCAAGCCAGCATTAAACTCGCCTGCATCTAAACCTAATACAACACCTAATCTTGAAATTAATGCCATAGTTATTTTTTCTTAAATTTATCAATTTTAAAATCTGGAGCTTGTGACATAAATGTCAATAATAAATCACTAGGGGAAGATTCTACATCAGGATAGATATAGTTATATACATTGCCTAAAATTGATTTAAGAGCATAAGGCGAACTATTAGGTGGTCGCATATAATTAAATACACCATTAGTCAATTGACCAACACCCACTAAAACACCTTTATTTCCTATCAATCCATCAGCATACATCACCATAATCTCATGCATGGTAGCTTCATCTAGCTCATCAATATCTTGTATTTTATGCCCATTAAAGACCATGTGAGCGCGAACCTGCGCCCTTAATGAGCCAACTATTTTGACTTTATATTTTGATAGTCAGGTGATATAACTTCATTAATTTTGTCCACAAATTGCAATTGAATGGCTAAAGGTATTTCAGCATCAATGTCGGCATAAGTTAATGTATTAACATCTTGCCCTTCTTGTGGAACTAAAAATTTAAAATATTCTAAAATTCTAAACTGTGTAAGATATGTATTTTTAGCAGCTTCTCGCATTGAGCGATCATTGACTGTTACATCATTATCAGTTTTAACTACAACATCCTCTGGGAATGTTTTTAAATTATTAATTAATTCTTGGTAAATTTTTTCAATAGCATCTTTATTAGGATTTTTAAATTCATTATAAATAGATTCTATTTGAGCTACACTTGGAACTTTAACTTTTAAAGTAGCTTCGCCAAATTGAAATGTTCTTGTTAGCATTGAAAGCCTATGATCTTCATAGTCTTTACCTAATAACTGTCCTAATTTACTCATACCATTTTGCTCCTATATTGTTCGATTTTTTGTTGTAATAATTTACCTAATAAGTCTGATACTTGTTGCGCCTGGCTTTCCAATGAAACCCTTAAATATGGTCTTGCACTTACATTTTTAGTGCCAAATTCCATGGCTATTGCTCTGGCATCATAAAAGATACCTTGCTCTGCATAGAATCCTTTAATGGCTTTTGCCTTTAATCTTTTATCAGTAATATGCTTTGTAGCTTCATAAGCATCTTTTTTCATGCTTCGCGGTATTGGTTTAGTAGTCACTATTGCAATTGCCGCATCATTGCTATTTACATAATTAGAGCTTTTGTCTTTACCAGTTGGTCTGCGACCTACAATAGATAAAGATTTTAATAACATTTCAGTATCACCTTTTGGCACTAAAGATTGCGCCATAGATAACACAGGTTTCATAGCTTCTTTAACCACAGGCACTAGCACTTTACTTTGTGAAGTTTTATCGCCAATTTCTTCTCTCAATTGATCAAAGACCGCTTGAGTTTCAGACAAACCTTTTACCTGAAAGGTATATCCAGCCATTAATCAGCCTTAATAATTTTTTGATAAATAGTGTTATTTAACTTAACTACATAATCAACAACTTCTTCAGGTGACATTTTGTCAGCATGAGTTTTTGCAATCTCATGGGCAAGATTAATTCCTGTAAGTCTTTGTTGAGCAAAACCAAACCAATTCTTTTGACCTGAATTGGCTTGGCTCACTAAATAACTTAATAAATCATCACTCGACTTGATCTGTGTGGTCATCTTTTTTCTCTTTTGTTTTAACTTGTTGATTATAAGGATTAAATTTAGCTAATACTGAAAGCGCTACATATTCTTGACTTCCAACTTCAGCTTTTGCCAATGCATCATTAACTTCTTTGGCATCAACTGGCAATCCCTTTGCTACAGAATCTAAACTTCTGTAAGTTGTTGTTAATATTTCTAGTGCTTCAGATACTTGCATATTTATTCCTTATTATGAATTGTTAGACCAACCATATTGATTGCCGCGCGGATGGATTGTAAATGTGCATTTTGTTTCAGCAGTTGGAGCTGGATCAATTTTAAATTCAGATACTCGACCATTGAAAGCATAATATACATTGTTTGTGCCATCAGTTGCTTCAATTACAAATGTGCGATCAACTGTGCCATTGTAAGCATCACCGCGAATAAGTAATAAATTTGCATCAGAAGGATTCCAAGCAGCAACAATAGTCATTGATGTTGGTTTTGATTGTGTTGGAATTATATCTGATTGTCTTGAACCAGCAACAGCAAAGTTAGCTGATGCATCATCTTGACCAAATGCTGGGATAGCTTCAACTGGAATTAAATTGCCTGAAACAGCAATAGCTGATACTGAAGCATAAACTGAAAGATTAGCCACTGTTAAAGCTGTAGGTGTTGCAGTAGGTTGCATATATAGTGATGCGCTAAACCCAGGTAAAATTTTATTTGGTAGTGCCATAATTTATTTCCTCACATTAAAAAAATTAAAAAATCTTATGTTGGTATATCTAAAGTGCAATCCATATAAACTGTATGGAGCGCAGTAGTATTGTCATATGCATGATAAAGCCAAGCCACATCAGCTTTAGATATTTGAAAACCATAAGTTGGTCCACCAAATAATCCACTGTAACCATGAAGCGACTGTATGATGTCATTGCCTGTATTAAATACATCATCAGCAGTAGTTCCAAACACACTCATTTGAAATATCGGTCTGTCAATGCCCTTAACATTTTGATATTTACCAGTATAAACAGGCTGGTGAACATTCCTTAAATGCCAAGTTACAAATCGACTTTCGCTTGCATAGTTTCGGTTAAAGTCTGAATAAACCTTAATAGGGCTTATTATATCACTTAATTGCCATTGTATCGCTTTGCCATATACTACTGGACTATTTTGTGTAGCCATTTTTTATACCTTTGTAACAGGATCATTGCGATAACATAAAATAGTAACACTCATTTTGTCATTAGCTTCAATACAATCAGTTATTCGCCAATCATGTCCTCTATAAGTAATAGAGTATAAGTTTTGATTCATAACTATTTGTTGTAACCAAGGTGTGTAATTAAACACAAATCTTGTTAAGTCCTGATAGATTCGAGTGTCATTGCTTATTTGCAAATTATTCTTGACATCTTGCACAAGCGGTCTGCCTGTGAACCATTTAGTAATAGTGGTCACATTTTCGCCTAAATCGCTTGTAGTGAATATCAAGTTATTTACATCCACATTTTCATAGCGCGAAATAGCCATTTACATCACCAATGGTTTATAAGGTCTTAATAAGGCATCAACTCCATAAGGAATATTGTGCAGCATATTAATAGTTGTTTCTGATCGGTTATTATAAAGATGTGTTAATAACAATAAAGCTGCCTGTTTAATTACTGGAAAAGCTTGTAAAAAGTTAGGTGTCAAAGTAAATTCGCACATTAAAGGTGCTGTTCTACTTGTGCTAATACTGTTATTAGGCAATGTATTTATAACAACTTTGTTGCCTGTAGCATCATAAAAATATTGTGTTGGATCGACTACTTGAAGCACATTTGGAGTGCCGCCATCCCAATAAGTAACACTATTAATAACTGTGCTACCGCTATTAAACTTATCTTTATACATAACCTCTGGCAAATCTAAACATAATGGAGTGCCATAAAGTGATGCTGTAGAATAATAAGTTCTAAAGCTTACAGGGAAGATTGGCATACCAAGATAATCTTCAATATGCATCCTAACCGCTAACTCTAAACCACTTAAATAATCATCTTGGGATTGATCACCAAACAAGTTAAGTTGTTGAGTGATCTCATCCAAAGTAAGCCAATTAGTAGTTAAGTCCCTATTGATCTGCTCAATTTTTTCATAATTGAATGGATTTCTAGTGGGAGCTAAAAACAGCCCACCATAAGCCATTATGTCTGGAACTGTTTGGCTAGGCATTTAATTATGCTCCGATAATGAACACACCAGCATAAGGATTTCTAATTGATGAAGCAAGTCTTTCTTCAGCATATAGAGTTACAAAGCCTGGTTGTGTTTGGTCAAACATTTTAAGATTCCAAGTTTCAGCATCAGCAATAGTATAGAACTGTTCCCAATTTGCTAAAACACCCATTAATGCACCTGCGCCTGGAGCTGCAAGATATGGATTAGGAATTACAGGAATCCCAAAGATATGAACTGCTGCACCACCATCACCATCACCAACTTCTAAAAGTATTGGTAAACCTGCTGTATCATGCACTTTTCTTAAAAGAGCAATAAGACCAGGATGCATATGCCATGCTGTTCCAGGCATATACCAATATTGAGCTGGTAACAAGTTAAGAGTATTAACTAAATCATCATAAGTTGGAGCTGTTGAACTATAGCTTTCATATAAAACTGTATGAATACCATTAGTCATTAATGTGCCTGATGTGCCATAAGATGCTGCGCTTGTGCTAGTTTGATAAACTGTTAAACCTCTTAAACCATCAGTTGCACCTGTTGTTATGGTTGTTGAACCAGCTTGGTCATTATTTTGAGCCATTGAAGCTGCTTCTAATTGTGAAAACTCTAAAAATAAATCTTTAACAATTGCTTCTTCCAAATAATTAACATCAGATAATACTGCTGTTCTGATTGGAAGTTGAGCTGAAATTACTCTTGTTGGCAATTGCCAAATGTTAGTTGCATAATCTGGATTACCATTGTTTGGTGTAAATGTGTAACCCCATGGATTATGTCCACTTGTTGAATTAGTTGCATTACCTACTTTAGCTACAAATTGAACTGCTGAAGTATCGGTAACTGCGATTTGTCGGCTTCCAATTCTAAAAGGATTAGCATATCGGAGCGCGGCAAAAGCTTCATCAAAGTATGTTTTACCACCAACATCAAGACCGCTTCCTGTTAATGCAGAAGCTTCATCTAAATTGGCAATTTCTTTTTTAGATTTTTTATCTTCTTTGCGAAAACTAATAGTGGCTTCGCCATCTTTTAATGCTTTCTTAATTCCTTCTAAAACTAATTTGGTTGCCTTCATTTTTATTTTCCTAATAAATTAAAGGTAGGGCAGATTGCTCCGCCCTTCCTGTATAACATTACAACTTTATAGATGATTAATCTACATAAGCTGCTGATCTGTATCGAATGATAGAGAATGGATCAACAACTGATGATGCCAAGCGCTTTTCACCAAAGAATGTGATGTAACCTGGTAAGGTTTGATCATATCTGCGAAGAATCATGTTTAGGCGATCAACAATTGTGTGACCTCTTGACCAATCACCGAAATACATTGGATAAGCATTTGTATTTACTGATGGGCTTGGTGTAGTTGTGATAAGTGGGTTAGAAACATACTTATTAACAACAACATCAAAACCTAACAATGTGCCAACAATACCATCATTGCGAGCTAAACCATCAATGTAGATTGGGCGACCATTGTTATCAACAAGACCGCGAATAGCAGCTAACATTAAAGGATTAACCACAAATTTAGCTGATGGTGTCCAATATTGTTGTGGTAAGTTGTAGATGAAGTTCACAATGTCTTTATATTGAACATTGTTAAATAAACCAACACCATTGCCTGCACCAGCAGCATCAGAACCATTTGGAATCAATTGGTCATAAGTTGCTAATGTGTGTAAGCCATCAGTTGAAGCTGTGCCAGATGAACCAAAAGCTGCTGTAGTGATTTGACCACCAGCATAAGTTGATGCTGCACCTGCATATTGATTTAAACCGCGCAAGCCATTTGTTCCACCATATAAAACAGTTGAAGGTGTAGCTTGGTCATTGTTTTGAATCATTGATAAGCCTTCTTGTTGGCTAAATTCAGACAACATATCATCAATCACATTGCTTTCTAAACCATCGATATCATCTAAAGCAGCAGTTCTGATTGGGAACTGTGTGTTGATGTCTTTAAGGTTTAATTGCCAAATAGATGTATTTTCAGTAGTTGGATTAGGACCAGATGAAGTGTTGTTATTGATTGGATAACCCCACATAGCTCCAGCATTACCAACTTTAGCTCTAAATTGATATGTTGAACCATCAGTTGCAACTGTGCGAGAAACACCGCGCATTGGATTCATTAATCGGAGTGGATGGAATACTGGATCATAGAATGTTCTACCACCAACACCAGCACCAGAGCCAGTTAATTGTGAATCTTCTTGCATATAAGCTTGCATTTCTGATTCATCAGCAAAAATTTTAACTTCTTTTTCAACTTTAGAATTGTTATAGAAGTCTTTAAGCGCTTCGCGAACTCTGCGATTAGCATCTTCTTTAACTGATTTTGCTACTTTAATGATTGAAGGAGCTTGAATAGATGCAACTTTAGCTTCTAAAGCAGCAACTTTTTCATCAAATGTTGCAGTTGAAGCAGCAATTTTTTCATCAACTTGTGTGATGATTGCAGCTTGTTCAGCAACTAACTTTTCTTCAATCTTGTCTAATTTTTCGATTACTTTTTCTGACATGATTATTTTCCTTCTAATTTTTGATTTAACTTCTTTAATAACTTGCGCTCTTTTAAAGCTTCAAGTATCGCTTCCTCATCCGCATCAGGTTCACTCTGAATTGGAGCGGTTTCAACTACTTCCTTATTCTCATCGCGAGCTTTTAAGATTTCATTGAATTTGCTAGATGCGGATGTTGCATCTTTTCTTGAAAGTCCTGCATCGCGCAATGCCTTCTCGATATGTTTGAGAATTGGTGA